GCATGGGATACGGTCGCAGCCGGGATGAAAGCCCGATTTCCTGAACTCAGTGAATTGGCTGGAAAACTGGCTCAGGCATCTGCGGGGCAGACCAAAATACAGGCTCCGGGGAAACTGACTCCAGCGGACAGCCTTTTTGAAGCCGGGGGCTCTGGGAAGGGCACAGAGGGCACAGAGGGCACATCCGCTGGCGGGGTTGTAGAAAGCCCCTTCGCCAGCATGTTCGAGCAACTCCGGGCGCAGACTATTCGGACGGTTGCCGAGGTCAAGGCCACGCTCGGGGATCTGGCCGTATCGTTCCAGCGGTCCTGGTCGGACAACCTGACGGACGCCATCATGCAAACCAAGGGGTGGCGGGATGTCATGCGGGACATCGTCAAAGGACTGGCCCGCCAACTGGTATCAACCGTCGCGAACATGGTCACGTCAGAGGTGATGCTGGTCGCTATGGGGGAGAATGCAAAATCTGCTCTATACCAATCCTCCGGCAAGAACAGCATTGCGATTGCGGTATGGGAGTTCGCCGCGAAGAAGGCCATAAAACTGAAGGAGCTGCTCTTCGAGCGGCAAGTCGGGGAACGATCCTTGATTATGGCCTGGGCGGACTCCGCCAAGAAAGTTGCTCTGAAGATATGGGAGTTTATCGCGGGCATGTTCGCCTCCAATGCGAAGTTTGGTTGGAAGGGACTCGTCATCGCCGCCGTCGCTGGTGCGGCAGGAACCGCCGCTATTATGTCGGCCCGCCCCTCTTACCTGGAGGGCACTGACTACGTGCCCGAGACTGGTATGTATCGGCTCCACCAGGGGGAATCAGTCAAGACCCGGACGGAAACGACGGCAGCGGAAAGCGGCGGTAGCGGGAATCTCACGGTCTACAATCTCATCACCCATGAAGCCATCGCCCGCGCGATGCAATCGACCGCGGGAAAGAACACGATCGTCAACATCATAGACACCGACTCTCTCAACAATGGCCGGACCCGCCAGATGGTTCGGAGAGGATAGAACCCGATGCCGCTCGCCTCATTTACTCTCGACTATCTCTCCTGCGAAGAGACGTTTTCCCGCGCCGTGCTGGTATCTGCGTTCGAGAATGGTGCAGAACAGAGACGCGCCCGCCATGAGCAGAACCTGTTGGGCTTCACCCTCGAATCAACCAACCTGACGAAAACGCAGATGCAGGCCTACAGGGCCTTTTATGAGGCTCGCGGCGGGATGGAGGAAACATTCACCTTCACCAGCCCCTTCGATGACACAGCCTACACCGTCAGGTTCAACGGCAATCTCCAGACCTCATACGCTGCCGGGGTGTACAGCGTCAAATTCGCGTTCGTGCGGGTGATTTAATGCCATTCCCTAATCTGCCAGATGCCTTCCTCGAAGCGAAAAACGCGGCCACGAACGCCCCGATCTGGCTCTATCGGATCCAGATTGACGATACCCCCGCGAATGATCTCTTCCTCGCTGAGGATGCCGCTGACGTGGCCTATTTCAAGGATACCAGCACGGCACAGACCTACACGGCCTTCCCGATAACGCATGGGGGAATCAGTTCAAACCTGGATGGCGAAGTCGATCAACTGACTGTATCCGTCGCGAACGTGAGCCTCCTGATCCAGGCATATCTCGAGCAGAACAACGGGCTTCGTGGGAACAAGGTCACGGTCCGGCTTGTCTTCCGTGACGGGCTCGCAGACTATACCGCCTACATCGAGAGCATCTTCTACGTCGATTCCGCCTCAGCAACGGCGGAGTCCGTGTCGTTCGTCCTGACCTCGAAGATGGACCTTCTGAACACGACGCTCCCCCGCCGAACCTATGCGGACCGCCGCTGTCAGTGGCACTACAAGGGGCTCGGCTGTTGGTTGGATGATGACGCGGGCAACTACTCGGCCCCGACTGGATTTACCGCAGGCTCGCCGGACACCTGCAACCGGTCCGTTACGGACTGTCAACGCCACCAGAACCAGGAGCGTTTCGGTGCCTTCCCAAGCATCCCAAACCGCCGTCGTTTCCGCATCTGACGCAGCCGCTTTCGCACAGGGTTGCATCGGTTGGAAGTTTCAGCATCACGGGCGTCAGCCGCGCGCGGTGGACTGCTACGGGCTGGTCCTGCTCTTCGCTGAATCCGTGGGTGTGCATCTGCCGGACTATGACTATGACTTCGATTGGGAAGAGGGCGACGGCAGCCTCCTGATTCTCAAGGCGCATGAGAACGCGTCAGAGATCCAACCAGAGAAAGCCAAGGCCGGGGACATTGTGGTTTTCCGATCTGTCAACGGTGCCGTGAACCACATGGGAATCATGGTCAACCGCCGCCAATTCGTTCACGCGCACATGGCGCACGGCGTTCTCTTGTCTGTGCTCGACAATCCCCTGTATCAGAGGAAGGCGGCCGGGTTCTACCGGCTCACGCGCACATGATCCGAATCCTCATAGTCAACAATATCCTCAACCGCCTGGACCGAGAAATCCTCGACGTGCCCTTCACCGGGGGGATGCTTTCCGATTACATCCCCGAGAGGTGTCAGAAGGATCATCGCTGTCACCTGATGACGATAGGGCCGGTTGCACGTGAAAAGTGGGCGGAAACACCGGTAGAAGCGCGCGAGGAAATCGTTCTGTTGCCGGACGTTCAAGCGGCCGCCGGGCTGATTGCTGGAATAATCGTAGGGGGGATCCTCTGGGCGGGATGGAAGGCAATCACACCAAAACTACCCCTCTTCAACGTGGGGGATCTATCATCTTCCCCTACCTATGGATGGGATGGAATTCAGTCAACCGCTGAAGCGGGTGTTCCCGTGGGGGCCATATACGGCACTCATAGAGTGGGTGGAAACTATATCAATGTTTACTCCACGACCGAGAACGATTCGGACACTCTCTACGCATTGCTGGCTATCAGCGAAGGCCCTATCTATTCAATCGCTGGGATTGCGGCCGATACGGATTCCTACTCAGACCTGGCTACTATCGGAGACAAGATCCAGATCAATGGCAATCCGATTTCAAACCTCACCGGGGTAGAGGTCTGTGTCCGGCTGGGCGGTGACCAGCAAACAAGAATTCCGTGGTTCGCCAATGCGAACAATCAGGTCGCCTATGGCCAACAGTTACTCAAGGACGCGGTTCACACCTTGACCACGACTGAAGGCGAAGAGGTCGATGCGGTAGACGTGAACTTTGAAATCCAGGGGCTCTATAAGACCGAAAACGGGAAATACAAATCCAAGTGGGCTACGTTTCGGATCATGTACAAGGAGCACAGTGAGCCGACTACCTGGACCGAATTGTTCTTCCCTCTGATGGATGACGGCACAGACAACCCAGATCCAAATGACTATAAAACCTACATAGGGAAAACCTCTTCCACGCTCCGGCGCACGGTGCGGATTGAATTCCCAACACCTGGCCGCTATGACGTGCGGATCATCAAGACAACGAGAGACACGGAGGCTGCGGATGAAGTCGTTTCGAACACACTCTGGGAATCGCTGAATGAAATCCAGTACGACACCTACACCTATCCCAATACGGCGCTTCTGGGGTTGAAAATCGTGGCGACTGACCAGATTTCGGGCGGCCTCCCCGAGATCAAGGTCGACGTTCTCGGAATTCGGGTCAAGGCCCCGGACTACGAAGGCGCAAGCGGGGATGATGTAAATTGGGTGAACACCTACTGGAACGATGACAACTCCGAGTATCGCATGGTGGATGATGACACCTCCCTTGCATGGGATGGGGCGACGTTGCGCCGGCAGTATTGCGCCAACCCGATCTGGTGTCTCTACGATCTCCTGACAAATCGCCGCTACGGGCTCGGGGACCAGATCGAAACCGCCAGCCTGAATTTCAGCCTCTTCGCATCGATGGCGGCACACTGTGACGAATACGTCCAGACATCGATCGATGATGAAACGCTGGAACGCCGGTATGAGTTGGGCCTTGTCATGGACAGCGCGGAGAAGGCATTGGACATGGTTCTCCTGGTCTGCAAGACCTGCCAGTGCTTCCCCTACTGGACGGCCGGAGCAATCCAGCCCCGGATAGACAAACTCGAAACGCCGACGCAGATGTTCGGAATGGGGAACATCATTCCCGGATCATTCCAGGAGGCTTGGGCGTCCAAGCGGGCCGCCTACAACAGCATCGAGATCCAATACTTTGACGCGGCTCTTTCGTTCGAGCGCACATCCGCCCAGGTGGTGGACTCTGACGCCTATGACGCCGGGGAACCTATCCGAAACTCGCTCATCTTTCTCCCGGGGGTCACCAAGCAATCTCGCGCCATCCGGATTGCCAACCGGTTGCTGAACGAAATGAAATACAACTACCGGTCTATCGGTTTCAAGACAGGCCCCGACGCCGTCGCCTGCACGGTCAGCGATGTTATCAACGTATCGCATGACGTGCCGATCTGGGGGCTTGTCAGCGGGCGCGTAGCCAGCGGGGGAGCGGCTTCGGTTGTGCTGGACGCTGAGGTTGTCCTGCAACCGGCGAGCACCTACTACATCCGCGTTCGTCATATGGATGATAGCTTGGAACTCCGGCAGATCAGCAACCCGGCCGGGACCTACGCGGCGGGGGAAACGATTACTGTCTCGGCCGCATGGGACACGGCGCCACAAGCCTATGAGATCTTCACGCTTGGCCAGCAAAACCTGGAATGCAAGCCCTTCCGCGTCATGCGGCTGACCCAGAACGACAATCTCGAGGTGGAGATCTCCGCGACAGAGTACAACGAGGAAATCTACTCAGACACCGGGATCGTCATTGCTCCGCCAGACCGATCCAATCTCCCGGACCCGAACGCTCCGCCTGCCGACGTGACCAATCTCCGAGCCGCGAACTCCAGCGCGGCCTATGACTACACCGTATATCTGACATTCGATATCCCTTCTACCAGCCCGGAAACGGGTTTCTGGGATCATGCCGAAGTCTATATCTCCGACGACGGGGAATCCTATGCGCTGCATGGAGTGACCCGCGCCGGCCAGTATGAGATCCGAAATCTGCTCGCAGGAGAAACCTACTATTTCAAGGTTCGGTCTGTGTCGAAGTGGCAGATCCGGTCTGCCTGGGCAACCGCGCCGGAAGTGAGTCTCACCGTGGGAACTGAAAGCAGGCCGCCGCAGGTGGAAGGGCTGGAGCTCGACAATCAGGGGAACGATGCCGAGTTTGACCGCCAGAATCCGACCTTCGCATGGAAAGAGAAAACGCTGGTATTCGATGACGTGGGGATGGGGAACGAGCCGTTCGGGTTTGGTGGTGGAAGCAGGCCGCCCTATTTCAAGGACTACTTGATCGAGATCCTTGTCGCCGGCCAAGTGGTCCGCACAGAAACGACGATTGAGCCCCGATACACCTACACGTTTGAAAAGAACGTCCAGGACAACGTATCGGCCGCGCGAGATCTCACCGTCAAGGTGTGGGAACGCGACATCCTGAATCGGCGGTCTTTGTATCCGGCTGTTCTGGATGTGACAAATCCGAACCCGGCGGAGCCCGAGAATTTCGCGGCGGCTGTGTCCGGGGATCGTGTCTCATTTTCCTGGGATGAAGTGGACGCGGTAGACCTCGCAGGCTATGAAATGCGATACGCGACTTCACCGGCTGCGGCGTGGGGAGATATGCAAAGGATTTTCATTGGGCTGGGGGCTCAGTACAGTTGGGTCGATCCACTGGCCCCAAGAACCATCTATGTGAGCCTCGCGAGTTTTGACACCTATCGCAAAGGCGACCTGAACCGGACGGATGATCTGACCGTCACGACTACGACGTAAAGGGGAAATGCAATGGCACAGTACACGACAGGCACGGTCACGACAACTGCGGGAAGCAACGTGGTCACGGGAGATAGCACGTCCTGGCTGGCAAATCTGGACGCCGGGGATCTGTTCCAGGTAGATGGGGATACCGCATGGTTTACCATCGCGACCGTGGACTCGAACACGCAGATTACGCTCGCGGCGAACTACCCGTCGACGAACTCAGCGGCGGACTACGTAGCGGTCACAGACTTCACGAACAATCTAAATCTCCCGCTTCTCTACTCGGGGGATCTTCACGCGGCCGAGATCATTTCCCGCGCGTTCCGTTTGCTCGATGCGTCGACGGTGCTGGGCCTCTCCTATCAGGGGGTTGTGAACAGCAAGGCGTATGGATCCGATACGCTGTTACCATCCGGGGAGCCTGCGGACGGCGACAGGTACATCGTGGATGGGGTAGGCGCGGATGAATGGGAAGACGAAGACGGCAATATCGCCACATGGGATGACGCTTCCGGGGAGGGGTGGAGTTTTGAAGCACCCGAAGATGGCTGGCTGGTTATTGTGCTCGATGAAGACCTGCCCTACGTCTACGACGCCGATACCGAGACATGGAACCAGGCGGGCACTCCGGGGATCCTCGCGGACTACCTGAGCCTCACCGAGACGGGCACTCAGACCGTGACCGGCCCGGTCGCATTTTCAAGCACGGTTGCCGTGGGCGGCTCGGAAATCATCACCGGGAACCTACAGGTAGGTCTGGATGCGGTGCTACTGGGGGATCTCAACCTCACCGGTGACCTGTTCGCCGACCATATCAAGCCGAACACTACCGACCATGACGTAGCGCTGCAACTCAAGAGCGACTCCTACGCGTTCTCATTCCTTAACACGGCTGGTGGGGAGGTGGCGTCTATCGACGCGGACGGGGACGTTCACACTGTCAAGGACTTCATAATCGACACGGCAGGGAAGGGCCTTCAGGGCACCAACTCCGGCATAACCATTGACGGGGGCACGGGCGGGGACCTGATTCTGGGCGGAACCAATGGGACGTGGATATCGGCGGTTAGTGCGTTGTATGTGGATGCACTATACCCATACACAGCAGCGGCGGACGTGGTTCTTAGGCTACGAAACGACTCCTACGATTTTTCCTTTCTCAATACAGCAGGGGGCGAAGTCGCCAGTATCAACGCAAGTGGAGTGGCAACTGTCACAGGTCTCGCCAGTTCCGGGTCCGTATACGGCACTACTTACTGGCCCAAGGTAGCAGCCGCAGATTACAAGATGCGCGTTCAAAACGATTCCTACGACTTCTCGTTCCTCAACACAGCGGGCGCGGAGGTTGCGTTCTTCACCTCTGCCGGTAACCTTACCCTGGGCTCTGCTGGCGGGGGTACACTGGCGGCGGGGATAGGCAATTTCACCACATCCGTAGAATCTCCCGTCTATAACGGCATAGACGCAGGTGCCCATACCAGTATTGACATGGACCAGGGCGGCAGCACTACAGGAATTACGATGAACGCGGCGAGTGGGGTTACCGCATCATTCCTGTTTTCCCATTCGTTGTCTGCGTACAGCGTCACGGATGACCTGGCGTTTCAGGTCCTGGGTTCTGCGTACGGGTTTAAGTTCCGAGACGAATTGGGGGCAGACGTTTTCGAGATAGACTCCGATGGGAACATCGGGATGGACGACAGCACTGGGATCTACGGGAGTTTCCTCACACTGGTCGGGGCGAATACCACCATACACCTGGATCATATTGAGGCTTCCGGAGAAGACCCGAATGACATTCTCCTTCATGCCTCCATAGGCCAAGTAGTCGTGGATTCTGCAGACGGCTTAGCGATCCAGATCGCCGGAGTTGAAAAGGTGTCTTGGGGCTCAGACGGGCACATGGAGACGAAGGACTACATCAAGTTCACGGGGTCTACGGCGGCGGACAAGTGGCTGGTGGATTCTGCTGGTGTAGGAGCCGTAGGGGTAAACCAAGGCACCGGGAACGACGAGCTGTGGTTCACCGGAACGGGCGGGATCTTCGCCAATAATCCCCTCACCACAGCAGGTTGTGTAACCGTGACGGATGTAACTGGAGCAAATCCGGTCTTCTATCATTCCGACACGACCTACATCAACGCCGATGGGACATTCAAGTTCGGGCCCGTTGTTGCCTATGGTAGCGGCGTTGGTATGGGTACTCTCTATGCGAACGTCTGGACCAATGCCAATACCCAACATATTTGGGCGGACCTGAAGGCGGCCAAGCAGTTGATCGTTCGGAATTCGTCATCGGCCACGATTGCGACGATTGACGAGGCGACGAAAGCCCTGACGGTTAGTGGCCCCGGCACGTTCAACGCCGCCGTGGATGGGTACGCGGGCACGTTCTTCAACGACGGCGGGACGATAGCGCGGATAGGTGTCAAGATCCAGACAGGGAGAGACGATGGAGCGGGCAACATCTACGTTGATATGTTCGATGGAGACGGCACGAACGTAGCCAACATCAGCGAGTTTGACGGGACCGTGGCCCTCTTCGATCTATCAGATGAAAAGGTGAAGAAAAACACGAGGCCGACCGTGAAAGACGGGTTGGCTGTGGTTCGGTCCACTATAATCTCGGACTACGAAATGGAAAAGACAGGGATTACCGTCACGGGCATCGTTGCCCAGGATCTCGAAGCGGCATTGCCCTCAGCCGTTATCACGCGCCCGGAAACCCGTACAGGGGAAACCTTCAAGATGATTAACCGGACGGCCCTCATCCCTTATCTGGTCAAGGCAATCCAACAACTGACCGATCGGCTGGAAGCGATCGAATCCGCAGGCAAGAACTAAGGAGGAACACCCGATGAAACGATGGATTCTGACAGCACTACTCATGGCCATGGCGGTTACCGGCTACGCGCAGACCGCGCCGGAGAACCTCACCGGGGACTGGTGGACCGGGCAACTCCGGGATGACGCGCTTTATGCCGACGTGGTGGTTCGCGAGGTCACGGAGATGGCGGATGAAGTGGCCCGGCTGCGGACGTTATCAAACGCCCAGGCTACGACTATTACCCTGCTCCGGGCCGCGGACGATTTCACCGCCGAACTCCAGGCTCTGACAGAGGAAAATGCGGGGCTTACGGCCCAGGTGTTTGCGCTCACTAATGAGCGAGACGGCCTTACTATGGAGAATGCTGAACTCAGAGGGTCCCTGGGCGCGTCTCAGGCCGATCTCGACGCCCTACGCGCAGACACCCAGGCTTACACGGACCGCACGACAGTGGCCGCAGACGGGGCAAGCGCGGCCGGTCAAGGGGCGGCAGTAAGCGCAAACCCTTATCCGGTGGGCTACAAGGCGGACTGGTGGGAGTTCGGACACTGGGCCGCGATGAAGGGAATTAGGCTGACCCGGACGTTGCAGGCGGTCAACGGGCTGGTCTCTGATCCTGAGAATGAGATTCCGCCGGGTAAACTGGCGGAGATCTGGGGGGCCTATCAGTGAGCAGCCGGTTTCATCCTCAGAACATCAACGCCCGCTTTCGCAGCCTCATGCCGAAAGACGCGGAGATACTGACTCCGTCGATAGCGGAACACACTGGGGACTTCAAACGGGAATGGCACATCCGGCAACACCGGGGGCTTGAGGGTGGCCCGTCCGGGAAATACTACATCGCCGAACTGGACCCTGGGATGCAACTACTCAGAGAGACGGCGGAGCACATCGCAGCATTGCACAACCATTGGCGGCGGCTGGATGAGGTCCGGCGTCGTGAGTGGTTGAAGCCTGGGCCGGAGCATTACCCATCCTTGGAGGTTACCGAATGACAGATCGTATTCGCGCACTAATCGCCGAGCATGAGGGGTTTCGGGCCGATCCGTATCAGGACTCTGAGGGCAACTGGACCGTCGGGTATGGACATCTGATCGGGCGGGAACAACCCTCTGAGGCTGAATCTGCACTCTTTACGGCAGATACGCTCGAAAACATTTTCGACGCGGATATTCGACAGGCGAAACTCGACGTTGCTGCTATTTTCCCGAACGCCGGGTTTTCCTACGCCAGGTATGCCGCATTGGTTGACATGGCATTTCAACTCGGCCGCGGGCGACTGCGCGGGTTTCGGCGGATGATCGATGCGATTGGCCGGAATAATTGGCGCACGGCGGCTGAAGAGGCCTTGGACAGCGACTGGGCGCGGGCATATGAACGCCGGGCTCAGGAGATTTCCCGGATGCTCGAAACGGGGCTCTGGGAATAGACTGAAAAGGAAAGGCTTGAACATGGGCACTGTAATAGCAGTCATCGAGGCCCTGCCTCTGGCGGTAAAGGCGGGGATTGCGGTCTGGGGAGTAGGAGCGACAATCTATGCCGCCATCCAACAAGCCCGGAAAAAGCACTACCTGGAATCGCTGAATCAGGCGGTCAAGGCGTTGGGGCAGTCCGATGACGCACTGCTCGCGGTCGTAGCGGCACTCCAGGAATCCGACCATGATGGGAAACTGAAACCCACCAAGGATGCCATCCAACGGGCAGCGATAGCAATCGGGGTCGAGGCGGAAAAACTCGGCCCGCTAGTTGACCAGGTGCGGGATCTGTTGAAGAGTGACACCGGGCAGAACACCCTGACGGCGCAGAAGGCGGTAGCGGCGGCTCGTGCGGCGCGGGAGGCGGGCAATGACAATCACGAATAGGCACTTGGTGAGCGACAACGCCCGTAGCCGCTCATGGGTGATTGGCAAAGGTGCACTCATTCTGGGTGCGTTCGTCCTCATTCTGGGTGCGTTCGGCTGCGCCACCCCTCGGCTGACCACGGAGGTCGTCTGGCCGGCAGTCGCAGAACACCCCCCGGAGATCGTTGTGATCTGGCCGGAGGGCGTCGAGGTTGATAGCGTCTGGACGGGCGAGGCGAACGGGCGGACTGTTTCGGTCGCGCCGATGCCATAACGCCCCTTCTCTATCTACTTACTCTGATTTCGGCGTTGGGGTGTTCCTGACAAGCCACAAGATATTTCTCAACCCACGGTACAAAGTCATCGTAGCTTCCCCAGCCATTGGGCGAATCGAATCGCTTGAACCGGTCGGGGTCAGACTTCATCAGCGCAAGCCCCGCGCGCAAGGGCAGGATCAGTTCGTACGCCATCTTAATTCCGATCTCTTCTGGTCTCCAGAGGTGTTTATAGATTCCAGCATCCTCGGCCATTTCGGTGAGGTTGTGTGTGATGTTCGCCGAGAACACGTCTGTCGGCTGGACCTCCATAAGGGTAACATCAAGACTCATTATCTCTCTCCTTTCTGCCCGCGCACGGGCGGACCATTTCGTTGGCCTCAGCGATATGGTCAGTGGGCGGGAGGTCGGTCAGAATCGGGGCCGGGGCTGAAAACTCGACCTCCACGCATCCGCCGCCGATCCGGTATTTCTCGCGCTCTGCCTCTGACATGTCGAGCCACGGCTGAATTCGATCGTAGAACGTCCTCCCAGCCCGCTTGCGCAATTCCCCATCCTGGCACAGGGGCCACGGGCCGCAATAGCCATACTCGAAGTCCAATCCCCCGAAATTGTACCGCCGCGGCGAGCAGAGAAACCCGTTCATTTCGTCCTCTTCCCGGCCCGTTTGGCGAGCCTGTCCAGTTCTCTCAGGATGGTCCCGGATTCGGCTCGGCATCCACGCGGGCGAGGAAGGCGGCGAGGCGGGAAGGGTGCAAAAAGGTGAAAATATAGGGGCCACTCTGGCCGGATTTGGAGGTAGTCAACGCGCCGCCAGCCGGGTTTAGCCCTTTGTTTGCTGCCTAACCGCAATGATACCAATGGCCTTGTCTTGACTGGGGGTCAAGAGGTCGCTGGTTCAAGTCCAGTCGCCCCGACCA